AGTTAAAGGAATCTTATGTAATCCTGTTTTCTTATTTACAGTATGTGCAACCCGATAGATTGCAGTCCTAATATATACCATCTCATCTATGCCAGGTAATAGTTTGGCCATAGTCTGTTTAACGATATATGGGAGGTCTTCTGAAGGAGCGAAATTAAAGCTTTCATTAGATAATATTAAATGATAGCCTGTTCCACTAAAATAAGGTTGTATTGCTGATTTAGGGTGTACTCCGCAATCCTCTAAAGCATGAACACATACGAGTGTTCTTCTTAAGGTTTCTTCATCAGAGTTTTGACCTTTATCAATATCAACAATAATCTTATCTATGTGTCTTTCGCCATAATAAGAACTGACTGTTCCTGATTCTTCAATAGCAGCCTTAGCCGCTTCATCATAAAGATATACTGAACGATAAAGCGGTACTTCTGGCTGTATATACTTAGCTAAATCACCCTTCTCTATGAGAACATTTCTGCTTCTTGGAGAGTTCTGAGCGATTTCTACAAACATTACAGAGCTTCAGCTGATACTACTGGATTGCTTGATTTAGGCTCATCAGTAGCTTCATTTAAGTAGTTGTTATTCTTCATCCACTTAACATAACTTGCCATCTCTTCCTTACCTTTCTCGGTATTAGGATAGAGCTTAACTAGCATATTGTTGAATGTAGTTCCAGTTTTCTTATTAAGAGCTTTATAAACATAAGCTACATAATCTAGCACTGGGTCAGTACCTGGCATGAAGTTACTACAGTAATTAGCGTTTAAGAATCCTGCGATGTCAGCGATAGGTTTACCATCGTTGTCTTCCCATTCACCTTTAACGTTAAGCCCTGCTTCACAGCCTAGAGCGTCAAATATACGATATACCTTGTCTAATACACCACCTGGGGCAATATTACCTGAACTGTCTTTTTCAAAACCACCAGCTACTTGCATTTTGCGAGTATACTTTGAGTTCTTTAAAGCAAATTCAATTTCAAGATATACATCAGACCAGTCAAACTCTGATGACCTATCAGTAAACCCTACTACTCCAACTTCACATACACCTGTAAATTTCACTCCACCAGTATTTTCTGCTGGTTTAGGGGTTGGTCTAAATATAGCCATTATTTTCCTTCCTTCTTATAGATTTTGGTCCAATCGAAAGGCATTACTTTACCACGCAAATGGTCACAACGACTACCTGCCTCTAAAGCTTTACCTGATTCAAATGAAACCATAAGGTTATCTTCTTCACGAAACATATAGCCAATTGCATCTGCATTAGCCATAATCTTATTCTTTAATTTACCTGATATATCAAGGCTTTCAGGTTCTATTGCAGTTGAATTATCGATAGGTGAAGCTGTCTTTCTATGGCCAATTAATATTAAATGGTCACATAATGAAGATAGCTTTTTAATGTTATTCATTACTCGCTCGCGAACTAATCCGAAACCTTTACCAAAAGGTAAATCATTTATGCTTTCAATGTCATATTCTTTACAAACATCTTTTTCTGTCCATTCTACTATCTTGTCGATAGTGTCAAGTGCAAAGTATTTGTATTCATGACCATCTGTTGCATCAGCATAAAATTGCAACAGCTCTTCTTTGGAATTGACTGTATGGAAGTAACCATCAAGCATATCACCACCTCGCTCAGTATCGATAATTAAACAATTATCAAGCTTGCTAAGCATAGTAGTTTTACCAACTTTAGGTGCTCCATATAGTAACATTATTCCTGGATTAACAGAAATTGCTTTCCGTTTTTCTTTTTTCAGTGCCATTATAGCTCCTTGAATTAAATGGGCCACAACCGAAGTTATGACCCATATTTTGTCCTAAATCACAAAAGTAATATATAGCTATCCAGCGCTATAAACAAGCTTATTATTAGGAAATGTAAAGATAATTTCACTATTAAATTGCTCATTATTCATCACCTTTTTCACTGCATTAGCTATAAATGCACCACTCATATTTGAGCAGTAACTAGTAGCTTTTGCATTGCAGGGTTCACTACTTGCTGAATCATCAGAATACCAAGTATTAACATAATCCTGTAATCTAGGATTTTTAAGTATGTATTGACGATATTGCTCAGAGCCCATACGGCCATCAATCAATAAAGACGGCTTATTACCTCTTTGTAGAGCTATTTTCGCAGCCTCTAGTCTAGCTTGCATGCTATCAAAGCCTAATATTACTACATCACTCTCATTAAGAGGCTTGATAAACTCAGTGAATAGTCCGAATTGTGTATGCACAGCTACTGCAGGATTAATTTCCTTTAGATGTCTGTCTAATGCATCAACTTTTCTTTTACCCACATCTCTTATTACATAATGACTTACTCCGATATTCTGTACCTCAACTTTATCAAGGTCATAGAGTACAAATTCATCTACTCCCATCCTTGCTAATTGAGTGGCTGCGGAACTGCCAATAGCTCCGCAACCTAAAATATGAAATATCTTGTCCTGAAAGTCATTTATCAGTCCACTACTTCTTTCATTAAACCTCAAAACGGTATCTCCTCTGTTTTATGTTCGATATTTTCATAATAATCATCATCCCAATAGCTAATTATTGCATCTTCAAGACGCACACCATCAGTAAATGTGCTTACTGCAACATTATACTTTTTTAGCTTAGCATTTAGAGGCTTGATACCCTTTTCCCATGCATCTAGTGCGTCATTAGAGGTTTTCATTGAATCGCATAAATCAACTAGCTTGATTAAATCCTTATCTGCCTCATTTTTTACATTTTGAGGTATAGATGTAAAATTTACATGCTTTTGAGTATAGCTATTGAAATAAACACCACTTGAAATATCACCATAACCTCCATATCCGCCATAATAAGAGCCATCTGAATAATCATTTTCTCTATGATATCCATATGTTTTATTATTAACGCCTAATGGAAGGTAAGATTGTTCTCCAGGTTTAGCATATGTAAAAGTTGACGCACTTTTAGTGCATTGTTCTTTAACTTCAGCTAATATTGCATCATCAATGTCTTCATCTACTGTTAGGAAGTTAAGTTCAACATTCTCTTCATGAAGAAATGGCTGAAAGAATTGAATCCTTAGCTTATATTCCTTCTTCAGATTAACAACCAATGAAACAGTCCAGTCTTTTGACGGCATATCTAATATAGTCGAATTATCAGTACCTGACCAAAATGCATCCATTGTATGATGGCTATGCCACCAACAAAAGCGTACATCTGGTCCATGTTTCATTGCAGTTTTTGCATAATACTGCGCTAATGCAGTTTCATCAAGGGTGCATAGGCTTCCTGATACAGTTTGTTCCATAATTACAGGTGTTTTTAGTACAAAATCACCTTCTTCATCTGGAACTACTATCATTTGACCTGCAATCTCTGATTTAAACTCATTATATGATGCTGCAGCATAATTTATTACTTTCTGGAAGTCATCGGGATGTATCCAGAATTTAGTATCTTTATTTGCTTCTTTTTTAGTCATGTTTCTCCTTATAACCTGTTTGCAAAAGTAATTATTTCATTTTCTGGTGTTCTACCAGCTCTTTGACGAGCAATGTGATTAACTCGAATGATTTGAATAGATGTTAAGTCAAAATCTAAACCTAAATCATCTCTTATATATCTATAATAAATCTCTTCACATAACTTGAAGTGCTTTATAAAGATACTCGCATTATATTCTTTTAGGTCCATAATGTCTATAAATATCTTAGAAAACTCTGAGTCAGATGCAAAGCTATTACCCATACCCTCTACACCAAATATATCTAATAAATCTCTATTAAGGTCTCTTTTAACCTTGTTAGCAGCTTGGACATAAAGTCTATTTAGATATTCTTCAAAATCTTCCATATCCTCGAACCTACTGAAGTTGATATTTGAGTATTCTAGCCATTTTTCCATAACGAAATGGTCCCATGCATGTTTTTCATCATCATCTGAAAATGAAAGAACCGTTGGCTCTTCTGTCCATCCTAGATATATATTACAGTCTTTGATAAGTTGGCAATTACTGCAGAATGTTTCTATGAAATCTTCTTTAGTAATATCATTATAGTCTTCAACTTGCATACTACATAAGCTAGTGCTTCCATGCCAATCATTATCATTAACCTGCAAAGGCTTGCCAAATACACTCTTATAATATCTGTTTAATGGATTGATATCATTTTTTGGATAGTATGATGACCATCTTCTAAGAAGTGGTATAGCAGGTATTATATTGCCAGATGCAAATAAAGATAAGATTCTCTCTTCAAATGTTCCAAAGCATGTATTACCTGTACCATATTCACTAGCACGTCTTCTTATTGATGCAGTAGGATTACCTGTTACAAATGGGTGCCTTAATGCTTGATATTTAGGCCATTCATATGTTAATCCAGCAAAATGTTGATTATAAGCAATATTTATATCACCATTAGCAACTCTTCTAGATATAGTAATTGCATCTCGAATGCTAATGCTTTGAGTTACCAATAAATCGCCATATTCATAGGAATAAGTTGTATCCCCTCTGCTATTAGTTATATCTACTACTATATCCTTAATAGGAACTGCAATATTTATAAACCATTTGCTTGGGTCATCGACTAAATTAACACTTTTAATATTTAAGCTAGAATTAGTAATACGTTCTACATTACCATTTCTATCCATATGAGGTAATGCTGGTGTACCTGCTGGTAAATTTTCAGCATAATTCCAACCCCTATTAAACCATGGAATTTGAGATATCTCTACTTTAATATCATCATTGGCTAATACAGATTGATTTAAGTTATTTACCAGTGTATCTAATGCCAGTTGACCTTCTACATCTTCAGATTGAAAGAATTTAATACCTTGCTTTCTAATCTCTTTTAGCTGGCCATCTAATTGTAATGCTCTAGCTAATACTCCATTCAGCTCATATCTTTCAGAGCTAAATACAGCTTTTATTGTTCTAGCTGATTCTAGCCTAGGTTGTGCAACACGTCTAGATAGTTCTTTAAATTTTGCATAACTACCTTGCTCCCATCTACCTGATTTAATAACCTTGATATCAGTTTGATACTTTGAGTTAAATTCGTCAAGCTTGTCTAAAAATGGACCTGTTAGTCCAAGCATATGCACAGCGATAGGAGGCGCTTCTATTGTGCTATGTTTTTCTTTTAATTCCAATGTTTCTTGCATTGTAATCTCCAAATTTGCTAAAAGGGGACGGACCAGGCAGGGACCCTCGGGTAATGATGTGGAAGAATCCCCTAATAGCGTTTCAAAACTGCAGAATAAGACGGATGGAGGGAGTTGTTGCGGGACCTCTTGGTACGTGAGTAATCAGCGGACTATATGAGTATCCAAAAAGGATTAATAGACGTGTTATTTCATGGACTCTGGGTTGCGCGTAACTAATCGCAAAGATTTCTTATTCTACTCCAAAAGCGATTTACTTACCGCCTTTTACTCCTTCAGAAACGTGCGAAACCATCGCATCTTCTGTTAGAGGTGTACTGTCAACTGCAATTACCTCACCGACTGCTATAGAACCGGTTAAACCCAATTCTGCACGCAATTCACCTACGGTTGTTGCTGTTGTTTCAGTATCTACAAAATTAAGACCACCATTCATTAGTTTAATAGTGATTCTTGTGATAGTTGTTTCTATTGCCATGTTGTATTTCTCCTTAAGTAAGAAAATATAAATCTAATACGGTTTAGTAACATAGTACCGCAAAATACTCCTGACTGACAAAGTCATTAGATTTGATTAGTTGTCGAA